CGAAGAGCCGGGCGGACAGACGCCCGAGGAAAAAGGCGCGGGAAACGCCGGCGCGGGGATAGATCCACAGACCCGCGAGCAGATAGCGCGCGAGATACGGGCCCGCGCTGCGAAGCAGCTGGACGAGAGCATCGCGGCGCTGGGTCTCACGAACCCCTACACCAAGGAGCCCATCAAGAACAAGGCCGACTACGACGCCTATCGCGCCAAACTGGACGAGGACAGGCGGACCAAGCTGCTGAAAAAGGCCGGCATGACCGAGGAGGAGTTCGCCAAACTCGCGGCTGAGCAGCCTGAGATCAAGGCCCAGCTCGAAGAGGCGAGGGAGGCAAAACGGCAGGCCGCGGCCGCGGCGATGAACGAGCAGCTGAGGCAGATACACGAGCTCGACCCTGCGATCAACACGGTCGAGGACCTCGCGAAGATGCCGAACTACGCGGAGTTCTACCGATTCGTGAAGCAGAACCGCCTCAGCCTCGTGGAGGCCTACAGGCTGGCCAACATGGAGCGGCTCTCGGAGCGGGCGGCTGCGGCGACGAAACAGGCCGCCATAAATGCGGCCCAGAGCAAGGCCCATCTGGAGGCCACAAAATCCCGGGGGAAGGGCGGCGACGTTCCCGCTATATCTGCTGAGGTGCTGGAATATTACCGTGCGATAAACCCCAAGGCCACGGAGGCCGAGATCAGGGCGGACTACGCAAGATATCTCAAAAACATCTCGAAAGGAGTGTAATGAAAATGGCTTTTCTCATATCCCAGAACAACGGCGGCATCATCCCCGGGCTGGAGTATCTGCCCGCGGGCGCGATCACGCCTCAGATAGGCATGGCGCTCGTCATGACCGACGGCAAACTGGCCGCCTGCGGCGCGACCACGCGGCCGCAGTACATATGCGCCACGGCCGCCGAGAGCGCGCTGACGGCGGGCACTATCATCCCCGTTTTCCGTGTGCTCGAGGGGACGCTCTTCGCCACGAGCTGGAGCGCGGCTGCAAGCGCGGTGAACGCGGGCGACCTTGTGACGCTCAGCGCCGACGGCATGCAGGTAACGGCCACTACCACGAGCGGCGTGGCCGAGGTAGTTTCTATGGACGGCACCGCCGTGGGCGATACCGTTTACGTCAGGTTCCCGGCCTGACATACACAAGAAAGGAAGTGATTTTTAATGGCTGGTATCAGCTTCACCGAGGGCTCGGGCGTTAACGATTCCGTATTCGGCAAATGCCAGGCTCCCATCCGCATGTTCATCGAAAAGCGCGGCGAGGCGTTTGAACAGATGAGCATGCTCAAGCACCTCTTCGACATAAACGACAGCCGCCATTTCGGCGAGACCATCGGCTCCATGACGGCCATGAAGGGCTTCCAGCCCGTGGGCGAAAACGGCGAGTACCCCGTGGACTACATGCAGGAGGGCTACAAGAAAGTCCTTATCAACATGACTTGGAAGGACAGCTTCAGCCTCTCCCGCGAGATCATCGACGACGCTACCGTCATGGACCTCAGGCGGCAGCCCGAGGCGTTTACGGCCGGCTACTACCGCACGCGCGAGCGCTTCGGCGCTGCGCTCTACGCCAACGCCATGCTTGGCAACACCGCGATGACCTTCCACGGGAAATCGTTCCCCACGACCGGCTCGGACGAGCTTTGCCTATTTTCCAAGAGCCACCCGAGCATCCTGGACGCGAAGTTCCTGCAGTCCAACCAGTTCGCGGACGAGTTTTCCGAGGACGCGCTGGCGGCCATGGAGAGCGCCATGCAGGACTTCAAGGGCGACACGGGCGAAGTGCTCGACGTGCATCCCGACACCATCCTCATCCCCAACAACTACAAGCTCAAAAAGGCGGTATTCGCGGCCATTGGAGCGGACAAGGACCCGAACACCTCCAACAACGCATTCAACTTCCTCTTCGGCCGCTGGAACGTGATCGTTTGGCCCTACCTCAACGAGTGGCTGGGCGGCGATACGACGGCCTGGGTGCTGCTCGATTCCGGGTACAACATTGCCCGCGGCGGCGCCGAGTGGCTCAACCGCGTGAACCTTGAGGTGCGGAGCGAGCTGGCGAGCAACGATGCCAACGTGTGGAAGGGCTACGCCCGCTTCACGGGCGGCTTCGCCGACTGGCGCTTCGCGGCCGTCGGCGGCGTGAGCGGCGGCACACAGCTCGTAAGCGCCTGATGGACAGGAGGGCGAGATGACAGTACAGGAGGCAATTACATACGCCTGCGCGGTAAAGCCCAACGCCTTCGACAACGATACGCTGACGCGCTGGCTCAATGAGGTCGAGGGCATGGTGCAGACGCAGGTGCTGCTCCTCCGCGTGGAGGCGGTGATCACATACACCTACGCGCAGGACGCCGACACGACTATGCTCGTCCGCCCTCCTCACGATAAGCTCTATCCCGCGTACCTCGAGGCGCGCATCGACTACGCCAACGGCGAGTATGAGAAATATCAGAACACCTATCAGCTGTTCAACAGTTTCTTCAAGGAGTTCATGCGCTGGTATGCCACAAACTACAATCCCGCAGAGGCTTATGAGGAGGGCCTGATATGAGCTTTTACCCCTACCATCCGCCGTGCCCCTGGCCAGAGCCCTGGCGCGGCTATTACATCGACGCCTATGGCGTGGCGGTCGCACACGGTTTCCAGGGCACGCCGGAGGAGTGGCTGGCCTCCCTCATAGGCCCCACGGGGCCCGCAGGTACTGGCATTGAAGTGCTCGGGCAGTACGATACGCTCGAGGAGCTTCAGCAGGCTGTGCCATCTCCTGAAATCGGCAACAGCTATTATGTCGGCACCGAGCCGCCCTACGAGCTGTATACCTGGCTCGTCGTAGACGGGACGCCTGAGTGGCACAACTACGGCATGCTCACCGGCCCCATTGGCCCTACCGGCCCGACAGGCTCACAGGGCCCGCAGGGCACTATCGGGCCGACCGGGCCGATCGGGCCGACCGGCGCGCAGGGATTGCAGGGGCCAATAGGCCCGCAGGGCCCTGAGGGACAGGCCTCTACGATACCCGGCCCGACCGGACCAACCGGCCCCATCGGCAAGACCGGCCCGACCGGCCCAGCCTCAGAGGTGCCGGGGCCTGCGGGCCCTACCGGTCCGACCGGACCAACCGGACCCCAGGGACAGGCGTCTACCGTCCCCGGCCCCACGGGCCCACAGGGCGCGCAGGGACTACCGGGCGAAACCGGCCCCACCGGCCCGACCGGGCCGAAGGGTGACCAGGGAGCCACGGGCGCGACCGGCGAAACGGGCCCAACGGGCCCGCAGGGCATACAGGGACCCCCGGGCGAAACCGGCCCAACCGGCCCGACCGGGCCCGTCTCAGATGTGCCGGGCCCTGAAGGCCCGACGGGCCCGACCGGCCCAACCGGACCCACAGGAGCACAGGGACCGCAGGGGAGCCAAGGCGAGACTGGCCTAACGGGTCCCACAGGACCGACAGGACCGCAGGGCGACCGGGGAACCGGCCTCGATATCCTCGGCCAGTATGACAGCCTTGAGGCGCTCCAGCAGGGCGTGCCCAGCCCAAACATAGGCGACAACTACTATGTCGGCACGAGCGCCCCTTACGACGTATATACCTACACCTCCGTGAGCGGCAGCCCCGGGTGGGTCAATGACGGCCCTCTGCAGGGCGCTCAAGGCCCGACAGGCCCTACCGGGCCGACCGGCGCAGAATCTACTGTTCCCGGCCCCACGGGCCCTACAGGCCCGACAGGGCCCACAGGCGCCAACGGCACAGACGGCGCTCAAGGCCCCGCAGGCGAAATCGGCCCGACTGGCCCGACCGGACCGACAGGCCCGCAGGGCCCGCAAGGCCCCACGGGCGCAGACGGCGTGACTGGCCCGACCGGCCCGACCGGCTCACAGGGGACGCAAGGCCTGCAGGGGGAAACGGGACCCACTGGCCCGACCGGGCCGCAAGGCCTGATAGGCCTTCAGGGCGAAGACGGCGCGACCGGACCGACCGGTCCCACAGGTCCGACGGGTGCCACAGGAGCTACAGGTCCTACGGGCCCGACCGGGCCGAAGGGCGACCAAGGAGCACAGGGTGCGTCCGGCGAAGTCGGCCCCACGGGTCCGACCGGCGCCTCCGGAGCTGCCGGAGCGACAGGTCCCACCGGCCCGACCGGGCCAAAGGGAGACCAGGGCATACAGGGTGCAGCCGGTGAAATCGGCCCCACGGGCCCGACGGGGCCCACTGGACCGCAGGGCGCGGCCTCTACCGTGGCTGGGCCTACGGGGGCTACAGGTCCCACCGGTCCCACCGGACCGGCAGGGGCGAGCGGGCAGCCTCACAGCGTCTCCGTTACGCTCAAAGCGTCCGCTTGGAGCAGCAATGCCCAGACGGTGAGCGTCACCGGCGTGCTCGCGGACGAGACGACACAGCTCATCACGCCGGTGCCGGCGCTGACGTCGCAATCCGCCTACTATGAGGCGGGCGTGCTCTGCACCGGGCAGGCGGCTGGACAGCTGGTCTTCAGCTGCACGACCATCCCCGGCGCGGATCTGACCGTATACATCGTGATACAGAGCCTGGCATAAGGAGGTTGTACACAGTGCATAAATACCACATAATCCCAGCGGGGGGGGGCGTCTAGCTCCCTTTACTGGCACCTTGCACAAAGGAGGTGCCGGACGTGATACTGAACCCAGGCTCTGCAAGGAGCGGAGTTGTTGCCAGTGGACAGATAAAGGGGGAAGCGGGGACAAAAATCACATTTGCTCAGCCGGCATCAGTAGTTTTGGTAGGCGACTACAACAAACCAGCAATTTCAGGCGCCTCACCCAGCTGCAAACTGACATTCCTTCTGCTGCCCGGAATGAGCACATCAGGGCTATCACCGGAAGTATATTTCACAGACGAGAGAACTTTAACAATTGGTGCCAGCAGCGTGCCAGGCTCCTTTACCAGGACTTATATAGCCTTTGCATAAACCGCGAGCCGGAAGGCGGTGCGGCATGATAAACAACCCAGTCCGCAAGCAGCTTCCGACGCTTGAGAACCCAGGTACGGCAATCGACCTCAGAAGCGGCAAAAGCCTCATCGCCCCGGATGGCAGCGTAGTCACCGGCACGCTGCCCGAGGTGGAACAGGCTACGCCGTCTATCTCTGTATCGTCTGGAGGGCTTATCACGGCTTCAGCTGTGCAGGCCGGAGGCATCGTCGCAGACGGCACAATGAGCGCCACGCAACAGCTCACGACGCAGGGCGCAAAAACTGTAACTCCCGGTACCTCTACGCAAACCGCTGTTGCTTCTGGCAGATATACAACTGGTGCTGTGCAAGTCGCAGGAGACGCTAATTTGAAACCTGAAAACATCGTAAATGGCAAGAGTATATTTGGAGTATCCGGTTCAGCAAATGTACTAGAGACTGTAAAAGGGACGTTTGCATTCCAATATGCTAATCGGGCGCATTTTATTTGTACTCCGAGCGGTTACAAGCGACTTTGGTATTCCCAAGAAGTAAATACTACATGGGATATTCTAAAAAACTCATTTGTAGTAATAAGTGATTTTGGCGAAACAGACCTTAGCCTAACAGGCGGCATAGAGTATCTCTTTGAATTCACACTGAACTACATGACAGTAGCTTCTTTGCTATATGTAACGGATGATTTTTCAATTTCGTATTAATTAAAAGGCGACACTATTCTCTATACAGGCACACTACTCCGCGCGAAAACTGTAACGAACACATTTGAGGTAACTACATGAACGTCATCATCTACGCCATTTGCAGAAACGAGGCACAATTTGCCGAACGCTTCATGTCCTCCTGCACCGAGGCTGACGGCGTGTGTGTGCTCGATACGGGCAGCACGGACGGGACGCCGGAGCGGCTGCGGGCGCTGGGGGCCGACGTGTACGAGCAGACTATCGAGCCCTGGCGCTTTGATGCGGCGCGCAATGCCTCGCTCGCCCTGCTGCCGGAGGGCGCGGACGTATGCATATGCCTCGACCTCGACGAAGTGCTTTGCCCCGGCTGGCGCGAGGCGCTGGAGGCGGCCTGGACGCCCGGCACTACGCGGGCGCGGTATACCTACGTTTGGAGCCACACGCGCGACGGGGGAGACGGCGCAGTGTTCTTCGCGGACAAGATCCACGCCCGGCACGGCTATCGGTGGACGCACCCCGTACACGAGGTGCTGGCGACGGAGCAGCCAGAGAGCTGTGTCACCGTCCCCGCGCTGCGCATCGACCACTGGCCGGACAGCAGCAAGAGCCGCGGGCAGTATCTCCCACTGCTCGAGCTCTCCGTCGCCGAGTGTCCAGACGACGACCGTAACATGCACTACCTCGGGCGGGAGTATATGTTCCATCAAATGTGGGGCAAAGCCATAGAGACGCTCATGCGGCATCTGGCGATGCCCTCAGCGCGCTGGGATGCCGAGCGGGCGGCGAGTATGCGCTACATAGCCCGCTGCTGTGAAGCGCTGGGCGAGTGGCGCAGCGCGGTACACTGGCTCGAGCGCGCGGCGGACGAGGCTCCGGGCCAGCGCGAGGCCCCGTATGCGCTCTCCATGCTCTACTACCGGCGCTCGGACTGGCCCCTGTGCCGTTACTGGTCCATGCGGACGCTGCATATCAACAATCGCGATAACAACTACATGACCGAGCCTGAGGCCTGGGGCGCGGAGCCCTACGACCTCATGGCTATATCAAGCTGGTACCTTGGCCAGCGTGAAGACGCCGTCAGAGCGGCGGAACAGGCACTGAAGCTGGAGCCAGGCAACGAGCGGCTGCGCGAAAATCTGAGAATAATGAGGTGCGAACATGATAGCAAATCCGAATGACGGCAACAGCCCGCAGGTGGAGGTTGCCACGCCAACAATCTCAGTCAGCGCCGAAGGCCTCATAACGGCCACAACTCAGCAGGGCAAGGGCTACGTACCCGGAGGCTCAAAGAGCGCTACACAGCAACTCCCCACGCAGAGAGCCAAGACAGTGACACCCGGCACCACCGAGCAGATAGCTGCTGCTTCCGGGCTATACACCACCGGCGATGTCAAAGTCGCGGGTGATGCTAATCTCGTGGCAGAGAACATTGCCGAGGGAGTGAGTATATTCGGCGTTGCGGGAACGCATAGTGGCGGAGGGCTAGAAGTAGTTATTGGTACCATGATTCAAACCCGGTTTATATCAGGTCTTACCTTGGCTTGGTCTGACGGAACAAGTGGCCATTTCGAGTTTATCGTAGACCCTCATAGCGATATTTCGGTTTTAAAAAACTCAATCATTTATGTAGATAATGCTTCCTCTGTAACTGGCGAAGTCGTAGAAGTCGAAATATCTGGCGGTAGCGGTAACTTCGGAAATGCGTATTTTGTTGAAGGCCCATTTACAATAGAGTATTAATGAGGTATGACCATGCTCTACACAGGCACACTACTCCGCGCCGAAATCTACGACGACCACACCAAGCCTTACACCAACGTCAAGGCCGTCTATGAGGCGCACAAAGACAAATACCCCGGCAAGCTCATAGTCACAAACGGGCACTGGTACAACACAAAGCTCGTGACTCCCTGCGGCAATTACAAAGTCAATGGCACGGTGCTTTCAAAGGAAAGCTGGATGGACTGGGGTTTTGGATGGGACACCGGGCCGATTATCACGATGAGGTCCACTATCCCCGTGATGGTAACTGACATGAGCAACGACAACTATCTCTCCACCCTGCCCCTGCTTGTCGGCGGAAAGAAGCGGGATGACGTAATCAAGAAGCAGGAGCCCAACGTCAAAGTGCCCACGCTTCGCACATGGTTCGGAGTGGACGCCAAAGGCAAGTGGACGGTCGAGGTCACAACCACCAATTATACGCTCGACGGCATAGTCGAGCGGATGCAGAGCCTCGGCATCGTGGACGGCATGGTGCTCGACGGCTCGGGCAGCTCTCAGTGCTATGATGGCACGACCTATCAGCGCGGAGACGGGCGCGACCTGTACAGCTTCCTGCTGCTGTGGTTCGCGGAAGACGGCGGCACGGGTGGAGACGACACGGACGACGACAAGGAGGAGATCACCACGACTACATACAAAACGGGAATAGATGTCTCTGAGTGGCAGAAGACAATCGACTGGGAGGCCGTCAAGGCGGCGGGCATTGAGTTTGCCATGATCCGCGCGGGCTACGGCCAGAACAATATCGACCCACAGTTCAAGCACAACATCAGTGAGTGCAACCGCCTCGGCATCCCCTGCGGTGTCTACTGGTTCTCTTACGCCTATACAGAGGCCATGGCGATACGCGAGGCTGAGTATGCCCTGGCGGCAGTTGAGCCGTACAAGCTCGACTACCCTATCGCGTTCGATTATGAGAGCGACAGCGTTGAATACGCCAAGAAAAACGGCATCGAGCCGGACAAGGCACACGTCACCGCCCTTGCATATGCGTTTTGCGGACGCATCGAACAGGCGAAGTATTATGCGATGATATACACCAACCCGAGCTATCTGAGCAAATACTTTGACAGTTACATCCCCAAAAACTACGACATCTGGCTCGCCCAGTGGCCGTCCAAGCCGGATCCCAGCAGCAAGCCCTCTCAGGCGGGCGGTATCTGGCAGTACACCAACTCCGGCAGCGTTGACGGCATATCCGTGCGTGTGGACATGGACGCGGCCTACTATGATTATCCCAGCATTATCAAGGCCAACGGCCTCAATCAGCCTGCTGCCGCACCCGAACCGGAGCCTGTGCCGGAACCTGATACGGAGACCCCCGCGAAGTCTGAAAACGAGCTGGCGCGGGAGTGGGTTAAGGCGATGAGCATTTCCGACGGCGAGAACCCGGACGCAGCCTGCACGCGGCAGCAGGTGTGGACGATGCTCTATCGTGCACTCGGAATATGATATCCGATAAAGAATAAGGAGGTTTTAAAGTGATTAACTGGAAAGTTCGCATTAAAAACAAAAACTTTTGGCTTGCGCTCATCCCGGCGCTGCTGCTGCTGATCCAGGCCGTGGCGTATGTGTTTGGGTTCAGCCTCGACCTCTCCGATCTGGGGGACAAGCTGCTGGCCGCGATAAACGCGCTGTTTGCCGTGCTCGCCATCCTCGGCGTTGTGACAGATCCAACCACGTCGGGCATTGGCGACAGTAAATTAGCTATGACATACGAAGAACCCAAGGAGGATTGATTATGGATGAGCCGATATCGCGCGGGGAGCACGAGGAATTTGCCCGGCGCATAGACGCACAGGAAAAGCGTCAGGACAGGCGGCTCGAACTCCTTGAAGAGAACGTGCGCGAGATCGGCGCCTTGACGGTTTCTGTTCAAAAGCTGGCACAGAGCTTGCAAAGCATGGTCAAAGAGCAGGAGCAGCAGGGCCGGAGGTTGCAGGCGTTGGAGAGCCGCGACGGAGAAAAATGGCGCAAGCTCATGGGCTACATAGCCACGGCGCTCACATCCGGCGCGGTGACGCTGCTGCTGTCGCAGATCGTATAGGAAAGGAGGTGGAGAGCGGGCATGCCGAGCAGCATCCTCAACACCGACATAATGTTCCCCAACCTGAGCGGAAAGAGCACGGAGCAGCAGGTGTTCACGATAATGAACTACCTCTACATGCTCAAGGAGCAGCTCACATACTCGCTCTCGAACCTCGGCCTCGACAACATCAACGCCAACTCGTTTATCGAGATCGCGGGGATAATCAATCAGCCTGTGATCCTCAGGCTGGACGGCGTGGACGGAAGCCTGGCGGAGATAAACGTGAATCTCGGCACGGTGAGCTCTCAGCTCCAGGACGCGGAGGGAAACATCTCGAGCCTCCAGCAGACGGCGGCGAGCCTCAGCGCCCAGCTCGAGGACGCTGAGGGAAACATCTCGGCCATATATCAGATATCGGAGAGCCTGTCCACGCGCGTGGAGGACGCGGAGGGGAACATCACGACGCTCTTCCAGACCTCGGACAGCCTGACGAGCAGGGTGACGAGCGCGGAGGGGAACATCTCGAGCCTCCAGCAGACGGCGACTTCGCTGACCTCGGATATATCAGACCTCGAGGGCAACTACACGAGCCTCCAGCAGACGGTGAGCGGGCTGAGGATAACGGCAAGCAACGGCACGCAGAGCAGCACGCTTACACTCACGAGCAACGGCGTGCAGCTCTCGAGCACCAACGTACAGATCACGGGCATGGTGACCTTCACCGACCTGAGCACGAGCGGACGCACCACGATAAATGGCGGGAACATCACCACGGGCGTTATCAGCGCCATTGACATTTCCAGCGTGACGATAGACGGCTCTTCTATCTCCGGTTCGACCTTTGAAACGGTTCTCACGGCCTATGGAGTGGGCGGCGAGATAAAATGCTATTACCTCTCGAACATCGGCGACACATACCTCGCCGGCGGGCTTCGGCTTGACGACCAGGGCGGCAGCGGAGATTCGACGTACAGGATGTTCCTCTATACCAGGAACGCGCTGGGCGTTGCATTTGCTCTCAAGCTGGAGAGCGCGGGCAGCATGAGCCTGTCGAGCGGCAACAGCCTGTGGATGTACGCGCCGAACACCGTGCAGATAACCGGCAGCACCATCAAAATGTATGGCACGGTTTACGTTAACGATAAAGTTATATCGTAAGGAGAATATACATGACGAACCTCAAACAGTGCATAGCGGCCTGGCAGGCCCTCCGTGCCATTGCGACGCAGGCCATGGACTACAAGAGCGCGCACGCGCTGGTGCTGCTCATGGAGCGTCTGCGGCCTCATGTGGCCTATTTCAGCTCGACGGAGACGGAGCTGGTGAAGAAATATGCGGAGCTGGACGCCGAGGGAAATCCAGTATATGAGGCCCCGGGGCGAGTGCGATTCCGCAGGGCCGAAGATCTCGTGGCCTTCACACGCGAGCGCAGGGCGCTCGACGATGTTGAGCTGGGCGAAGAAATAGCCCGGGCGACTATCTCACCGCCCACGCAGATATCGCCTGAGCAGCTGGAGGCGCTGTTCCCGTATGTGGATATCAAGGAGGTGCCGACATGAGCCTGCCTTCCATGCTCTATGGCTCCGGTATAGGAAAGTACAACCAAACGAGCTACGGCGGTTACAACCACAACCTTGCCGCGCTCGACGGGCAGATCTACGACATGCAGAACATGAGCAGCGACTACGCGCCGCTGCTCAGCCCGCGGCCTCAGCGATACATAACTCGAACGCTCACTCAGCCCTACGGCCTTTACGCCAACGACGGGCTGTACTGGGTGGATGGGACGGCCTTCTACGCCGACGGAGAAGAGCGCGGCACGGTAAGCGCCGGGCCGAAGACCTTCGCGGCGCTGGGGGCCTATATCATTATCATGCCCGACATGGCCTGTTACAACAAGCTCACGGGGGAGTTCGGCAGCCTCAACGCCTCCTGGACCGGGGCGGCGCAGATCGCGGACGGGACATACGGCGGCGAGACGGCCAAGAGCAACACCATCACGGCCTCCGGCGCAGACTTCACGACGCTATTCAAGGCGGGCGACGGCATCACGATAAGCGGGGCCGCGCTCCACCCGCAGAACAACAAGACCATCGTCGTGCGCGAGGTGACGGCGACCTCCCTTGTGTTCTATGAGAACAGCTTCACCATAAACGAGGGCGGGGACTCTGAGACGGCGCTCACGCTCTCCCGCGAGATGCCCGAGATAGATTTCCTCTGCGAGAACGAAAACCGCCTCTGGGGCTGCAAGGGGGACACGATATACGCCAGCAAGCTCGGCGACCCGACGAACTGGAACGTGTTCGACGGCCTGAGCACGGACAGCTACGCCGTGCAGGTGGGCAGCGCCGGCGACTTCACGGCCTGCTTCTCATACCTTGGCTACGCGATATTCTTCAAGGAGGAGATGATCTACAAGGTCTACGGCTCGGCGCCCTCCAATTTTCAGGTGATGGGCAGTGCCTCGCTGGGCGTGGAGGCCGGCAGCAGCCTCTCGCTGGCCATAGCGGGCGAGACGCTTTTCTTCCTCACGCGGGCGGGCATCGTGGCCTACTCCGGGGGGACGACGCAGAGCGTGGCCTCCGCTTTCGGGCTCGAGCGCTATCACAACGCCGTGGGCGGCAGCGACGGACTCAAGTACTACGTCTCCATGCAGGACGAGGCGGGGGACTGGAGCCTATTCGTCTACGACACGCGTCTCGGCATATGGGAACGCGAGGACGACACGCAGGCGCTAGGCTTCGCCTGGGACTCGGACCTGTATTTCCTCGACGCGGACGGGACGCTCTGGCTCAACGGGCGGCCGCGCTCTATCCCGGATGGGGCGACTATTGAGAGCCCGGTGGAGAGCATGGTGGAGTTTGGGGAGTTCGTGGACAACGATCCGAACAAAAAGCAGATAGCAAAGCTGCAGGTGCGTATCTCCATAGACGCCGGGTCGAGCGTGACTTTCTGGATGATGTTTGACTCGAGCGGGACGTGGGAAGAGATAAACACTATAGAGAGCCAGGTGCTTCGGAGCTATTATCTCCCGCTGGTGCCGCGGCGCTGTGACCACTACAAGATCAAGATCACCGGTACGGGCGGCTGGAGGCTGTACAGCCTGACACGCGAGGACTCGATAGGCAGCGAGCTCAGGAGCACGCCGGGCCGGCAGTAAGGAGGCAACATGGCTATATCTACACTCAGATCACCGACGACCAAAAGCCGGTACACCTACGACCAGTTCCGCCAGGCGGCACAGCAGAGCGGGCTGCTCGGCGAATTCTCGGACGCCGACCTCTCGCTGGCACAGCGCAACCCGGATGCAGGCATGTCACTGCTGAGCTACAAGCGCGACTGGCACAACGCGACGACGGATGCCGAACGGCAGCTTGCCAACCTGGGCGCTGAGAGCGTGCGCGGCAGCTATGGCAGCTATGCCGGCGGAGCAGACGGCGGCAGCTTCTACCTCGAGCCGCTGAGCCCGGACATGTTTGAGTACCCAAGCGCGCCGAGCTACTCCAGCGGCAGCAACGCGGGCACGGTGAGCGACCTGTATGATCAGATGCTCAATTATGGGAACTTCAGCTATGGCCCTGCGCCGGAGTACACGAACCGCTGGGACGACACCATCCTCGGCCTCATTGATGAGATACTCGGGCGCGAGGATTTCAGCTATGACCCGGACACCGACCCGCTGTACAGCCAGTACCGCAAGGCCTACATACGCGAGGGCGACCGGGCGGCGGAGGACGCGCTGGGCGCGGCGGCGGCCGCGAGCGGCGGCCTGCCCTCGAGCTACGCGCAGACGGCGGCGTCCCAGGCGGGCAACTACTACGCGGCCCAACTCACGGACAAGATACCGGAGCTCCAGCAGCTCGCTTACCAGATGTACCTCAACGACTACAACATGCTGCTCTCCGACCTCGGCGTGGTCCAGGGACAGGAGGCCAGCGACTACAACAAGTACCTCACGGACCTCAACCAGTACAACACTGACCGCGACTTCGACTACGGCGCGTGGCTCGACCGCTACAACATGCTCGGGAACAACCTCCAGGCCGGGCTCAACATGGACGCGCAGGAGCTCGAGCGCTATCTCGCTGAACTCCAGCAGTACAACACCGACCGCGACTTTTACTACGGGCAGCTGCTTGACGAGATCAACGACCAGACCAACGACTTCGGCACGCTCGTAGACATGGCCCAGCTGGCCGCAGAATACGGTGATTATCGCGGGCTGGAGAATCTCGGCATACAGCTTCCGACGCCGAGCGGATATTATTCCACCTCTCAGACGGGTAATACATTTGACCCGAACAATATGTCTGCTGCGGCACAGGATATCCTCGCCAGCTACAACAATGCGCTCAAGAATATCAGCCCCGGTGCGGCTGTAGGCTTGCCCAGGCAATATGGAGTCATGATTAAAAACGCACTTCTGGAGGGGCTTATAACTGAGGACGAAGCGGATTACCTGATTAGCTCTATGGGCTATGGCAACTGATAAAAGGAGTTTAACATGTCCAGCGTACAAGAACGACTAGACCGCATGATTAACGGAACCGGCACCGCAAGCAGCGGGGCCGGTAGTTCCGTTATGGAGCGGCTTGACCGTATGATAAACCATTCCCTCCCTCAAGCCGCCAATAAAGACGATGAAGATAGCGCTGCGCGATGGCCGTCACAATCCAAAGAAAGCACAAAAGACCTGCTTCCCAGCTTCGACACGCCAAGCGGCGGAAGGAAAACTGTTAAGAGCATTCTCGGCAAGTTTTCCGATCGCGGCGGCATCGAGGCGATAAAGTCCCCGGACAGCTGGAGCAGCACCGGGGACGCAGAGCTGGGACTGAAAGCCTGGAGCAATCAGCTGGATGGCTATGAAAAAAAGCTCACAGAGCTGAGCGGCAGCATAGCCAATACTGAAAATCGGCTCAAGAATCTCCAGACTACTGTGAAAACCGCGGAGGATGCAGCCGCCTATGACGAGCTCTATGCCGGCTATGAAAAAATGATAGCCGACTACAACGGCGTTGTGAACGACATCAACCGCGTGCAGGACAAGTACAGCGCGGGGGTCGAGCGGTATCGGGATATCCTCAGCGGAGGCATGGAGAGAGCCGACGCGGCCGCGGCGGAGGCCAAGAGACTCGAGGATGAGAACAGCCGCCTACAGCAGCAGGCCAACCTCATCCGTATCTACGAGATGAGCGGGACGAGCTCCAGCTCGGCGGCTGCGCCTATCGAGGCCCAAATCGAGCAGAATGCCCAGCGTATAAAAGAGCTCCAGGCCGAGGAGAGCCAGAACAAGATGCAGTATTACAGCTCCCTGGCTCTCATGGAGGACTATGCTGGCCTCTCGAGCCCCACATCTGTGACTGGGGACTCGCGATACGAGTATATAAACGACATCGACAATGCCCGATACAGAAACGAGCACACAACAGACCCAAGCGGCGCGCCAGTAGCACTCAGGAGATATCAGTACCTCACTGAGGATGAGATAAAAATATATAACTATCTCTACGCCTCCCAAGGCAAAGACGCCGCTGATCGCTTCCTTGAAGATATGGGCCCCGCACTGACCGAACGGCAAGGCGCGGCTCAATATGAGGAGCTGGGCGCGTTGGGGAAGGCGCTCTACTGGATACCCGCCGGCCTGGATCAGTTCGGCAGCGGCATACGGCAACTATTCCAGCGTGAGGCCGTGCCAGTATCGTCGACACAGATCACCTCACAACTCATACAGCAGGAAGCACAGGAGAAGAGCCCGGTGCTCGGGACACTCTATACCTTGGGCACAACACTCTCGAACATGGCTCCGAGTATTCTTGCCAGCGCGCTCGGCAGCTGGGCACTCGGAGCGGCGGGGCTGTCGGCAGGAACGGCTGCAGCCGTGGGCAGGGCCACGGGCGCTGCAACACTTGGCGCCTCCGCGGGCGGCAACGCCTATACGCAGAAGCTGAACGAGGGCTACAGCTCAGAGGCGGCGCAGAACTATGCGGCGCTCGTCGGCGCAAGCGAGGGCGCGCTGCAATACCTTCTTGGCGGCATTGGCGCCTTGAGCAAGAGCGGCACCGGACGCATTGCCGCCAAAATAGCCGGTCTGGACAATGCACTGGGCCGTGTGGCGCGCACGGTGAGCGGCAGCACGGCCGCACGGCTGCTGGGCAGCATGATATCCGAGGGCACAGAGGAGGGTCTGCAGGAGCTGCTGGAGCCCGCATTTGCGGCCATAATCTTCGACGAGGAATATGAGGCCGACTTTGAGGACGCGGCGTATGCGTTCCTCCTGGGCGCGCTGAGCGCTGGAATAATAGAGGGCCCGGCGGCCATTGATTACGCGCGGCGGCCGGCGGGCTTTACCTTCCGGGATATGGACGGATATGCCGATAATGGTGTAGACTATTTTGAAGGTGCGAACACGCTCGAGGAGGTCGAGGCCAGATATCGGGATCTTGCGCGGCAATACCACCCGGACTTGGGCGGCGACGCGGCCACGATGGCCGAAATCAACCGCCAGCGCACGATGGCGCGCGCGTTCTTCCGCGGGCGAGCCGAGGCGGCTGCGGAAAACGATACGGCAGACACGACGCCAGAGGCGGCCGCAAACACGGAGCGCGCAGACAGCGTGATTCGTCGCTTGACGGCGGGCCTGGCAACTGAGGAGACTACACCTGAGACAGCGGGAGCCCAGATAGAGGACCAGATCTACTCGGAGGTGGGCGGCGTTGTTTTGCCGACGGCTGATACCGCCGGCGACTTCTCACCGCGCACTGAGGCCGTGGCAAAGGAAGCACCACCCTTGGAAGCGCCGCGCGCGGCGGTGCCTGAAACAAACGCCGCGGGGAATATCGTTCTCCCCACGGCGGACGAAATAATGAATGGAGGCATACAGAATGGACAGCAGGGACAACAATGGCAGCAATGGGGAGACCAGGTATCAGATGGAGACGGAGGACGGCTTTCTGGTCAGCGTGCCGGAGTCGAAGCTGGAGAGCTGGCTCGAGGCGCAGAGCAAGCCGCCCGCCCCACTCAGCAGGTCGGAACAGCTCTTGCTCGACAGGCTCGTGTCCGAGCTCTACGGCTCGAAAGAGTAAGCAGCGCCAGCCTCGGCATTGAGAACGGCACAGAGGCGCGCTCGCTTCAGGTGATCCCGGAAGCGGCCTATGATGATGAGCTGAGAGCGGTCTCGGCTGACGTATACAGGCGGACGGGCCAGCGGGTAACCTTCGTTGTCGGGAACATACAGGTGCGCGCAGCGGGCAAGACACGCGCTGTGCGCGGCGTCTGGACGCCGGGCGGCATCTATGTACAGGCGGACAACGCGGGCTATTCCGCGGCGCAGATAGCCGCACATGAGGTATATCACGATCTGGCGGCGAACACTCCGGGGCTTGACGCGGATGTAAAGCAGCGCATCATCGAGCGGTACGGCGAGGACGAATTCCGGCGTGTGGCTCAGGTGTACATAGAGCGGCTGCGCGGCGTATACGACGTGCCGGATGGCGCGGAGTATGACCCGGCGCTCATGGACACATACTTCGCCTCGATACTCCAGGAAATTTACGCCGACGCCTATGCGGGCATCAACGCCTTCGGAGCTCATGCGGAGCGGTTCGCGGATGCAGCGCGCGTGACCGTCGCTGAACGCACGGGCATGGCCACCGGAGAAACTGAGGCGGCCACGCGCAACCGTACCGGGCCGCCTGCGGAGCGGAACGGCGTTGGCTATATTACAGAAGAAAAAGAGACGACTGCAGTGAAAGCCAAGAACCCGTCGCCGGGAACCGACAGCAGCACTGCAACCGTCTCCACAAGTAGTGTAGCAGAGAATGCTCTGCCTGTCAAAGAGGGAGAAAAAAGAACCAATACATGGTTACAGGGAGTCCGGCTCCAATTGCCTTCGTATGATACCATGTATGGTCCTATTGGCAGCATATCATACGACGACGACTACGTCAACATACATGGTGCTCCCTGGAATGAGCTTGCCGACAGTGAAAGCGACGCCGGGGAGAGCGTCAACAACAGGTATTCGGAGGATGAGCCAGAGCGGTACAGCGTTGACGAGGAGTACGCAGCAGAGCTGGAACTGTGGAACAGGGACGGCAGGCCGGGCGGCGAGGTGTTTGTACTGGGCTCGACGGGCGAGGCGCTGCAGGGGCTGGGGGCCATGGAGCAGGATATCTACCTGCGCAGCGAGAAAATTAATGCCATACTGGACGCGCACCCGGAAATGACGCTCAGCGAAATAAAGCGCATACCGGAAATTCTGGACGACCCGGTGCTTATAGCAAAGAGCGCAGGGGAAGGGCGTGGAGGGCGGAATTCGCGCCTGACAATAATGGGCAGCCTGCGCGCTCAAAACGGTAAGCCGATCATGGCTGTGCTGGATTTGCGGCCTATCGAAGGGCGGCTGCTTGTAAATGACATGCAGAAAATAAACAGCGCTTATACCAGAAGCAACGCCGCCAACTATTTGCGCAGGAGCGAAATCCTGTTTGCAGACGAAAAAAGAACCATTCCGCTTCTTCGCTCGGCTGGGCTTACAATAGCGTCCCAGCGGCTTCTGCGTCATGGTTCTATGGGCAGTATAACATACAGCGGAAATGACGTCAATATCGAAGGCGTGCCGTTTGACGAGGTAGTGGGCGCGGCGCAGCCGGAGCGGTATAGTGTAGACGAAACCACGGACAAAGAGGTCGTACCTGACTACTTCCGGGGGAATCCCTACTGGCTGGAGACTGAGCATGCGGCGAAGGCGGCAGGGTATCCTGAGATAGACGGCGTGCAGATAATGCCGTACAAGACCTGGGTGCGCTCCAAAGAGCAGGGAAACTATGGCTTCGTAGTTGGCCTCGCTCCGCGGGACAGACTTGTCGTATCCTTCTGGAACAAGGACAGCGGCAAGCGCGCCGTTGTGCCTCTTGAGCAAACGGACATCGAGCCTGTGCAGGGCGCGTACCAGATGGAGCAGAACGAGCTCGCTTCGCTGCTTGAGTCAGAGCCTGAGGCTGTGGAGCGTATGGAGCTCTCGCCCGAGGACGAGGCGGAATATCAGCGCTGGCTGACGGAGAAGTACGGCTTCAAGGCTGGTGTCAGGGCGAACACTGCGCTGCTGGCGCTTCCCAAAAAAGCACAGACGGAGTATAAGAGAAGCGTCTCGCGCCTGGTGAATGACCTCGGGAAGAGCCTGGGCGTGCCGTATCACGCGGGCCGGAGCGAGCTGCGCCCGATAGCCGAGCAGATAGCGGACGAATATTTCCGCGAAGGGACCGTATCTGAGGAAAGCGGCGCCGAGCTGTTCGAGGAAGCCTATGCCAACGGTATCATAAGAGACGATGAGTTTTACCGCGAAAACAAGCCCATACTTGACTACCTCCGGACCACGCCAATAAGAGTTAGCGAGACAGTTAAAAGCGACATAGCGGATTTCAACGACTGGAGGAAAAGACAGTTCGGACGTCTGCGCATAAGTGAAGATGGGCGCGGTTTGGAACAGGTTTACGGTGAACTGAGCGAGATGGCGCCGAGATTCTTTCCGGAAGATATTACAAATCCAACGGACCAGCTTGAGCGTATTGCAGATGTCGCCGACAGTATACGTATCTCGGAGCGAACGCTCGACGAGTATTACGGCCCCGACGCTGCGGAATATAAACGCTGGGCCTATGATGAGTTCAAGCAGCAGATTGGCCGCGCCTATGAGAGCCTGCGCACGGTCCGGCAGATAGCACTTGAGCAGGACGCCAAGCGGGCGGAGCTTAAGCGACTACTGGAGATAGCCGAAACCGGCCCGACTGAGGGAGAGCTGGACAGGGTAAAAAGACTATGGGATGAGGGCAAAAAGGCGCGGCGGGCCTATGAGCGCGCCGTGCGGCGCAACCTCCTGAGCGACAGGGACAGGCAGCTGCTTGGCCAGCTCATGCGCGGGGAGATCAGCGCCGAAGACATCCCGTCCACCGCAAACCGCGCAGGCATTGCGGAAATATACGCGGCCAAGCGGGAATATGAGGCCTTCGCCGGCGCTCTGAAGGAATTCAACACAAAGCGGCGTGCTGCTCTCCGCGCACAGGCTGACGACATACTAGCGGGCGCAAGCCGGATGAAGGACAAGCGCCGCGGCGCGTCCTATATGCGCGAGACACAGGAGCGGAACGCCCGCTATGTTTTTGACGGCCCGACGGCGGAGAAAATCATCGAGACATATTTCACGCCGGTACACAAGAACGAGGCGCGCCGCACGGTATACAAGACGCAGCTGCGCGACAGAGTGAGAGAACTCGACCTTGACAGAAAGGCCCGCAAGGGCGATGCGGTGAGCGAGGCCGCGGCTGTGCAGATATACGGCGAGGCCCTGGACAACATCTCCATGATAGAGGAGCAGCTCAAACGAGGGGGCAGCGATTGGCGCAACGGCCACAGCCTGAGCGAGTGGCGCGCGCTGGTGGACGACCTCTGGGCCAAAAGCCCGGGCCTGGACAAGGAGAAAATTACGGCTGCCGTCGAGGAGTTCCGGAAAATCTATGACGAGCTGTTCTCGCTGATGAACCAGGTACGCATACGAAACGGCTATGAGCCTGTGGACTACCGGCACGGATATTTCCCGCATTTTGATGATGCAAAGGGGGAAAGCCTGCTGGGCCGGGCCTTCAAGGCCGCAAATATGAAGGATGTGCCGCTGAAGGACCGCCTTGCCGCGCTCGTCGGCAAGGGGCTGGACGTAAACACGGAAGTGAACGCTCTGCCCACATCCATAAACGGCCTGACGCACACCTTCAAGCCCGGCATACGCTGGGTCGGGAATATCATGCGGCGGCAGGGCTTCGACACCACCTTTGACGCGGTGGAGGGCTTCGACCGGTATATCGAGGGCGTGAGCGATGTCATCTATCACACCGACGATATACAGCGGCTCCGGGCTCTGGCCTCGCAGATACGATACCGCACCACGGAACCGGGCATACAAGCGCAGGTGGACGCGATCCGGGCGGACCCCAGCCTGAGCGAAGATAAAAAGGACACAGATGTGCGGGCGAAGCTGGAGGAGGGGAAATACGAACTTTCAAACTATGTAAACAACATTGAAGAGTACACCAACCTCCTCGCCAACAAACGCAGCACGATGGACAGGGGCATAGAGCAGTTTATCGGACGCGATTACTACAATTTCGCAAAAGCCCTTGAAAACCGGGTGGCCGCGAACATGGTGGCAGTAAACCCCGGCTCCTGGCTGACGAACTTCATCCCGATATCTCAGGCCTGGGCCGAGGTGAGCGCTGGGGACATCCTGACAAGCATGCGTGACACGCTGAGTGCGATGGTCAAGGACGACGGCTTCCGAACCAAATCGGACTTCCTGACTAACCGCGCAGGCTCTGATCCTCTCGTGCTTAGCTGGACGCAGGATGCCTCTAAAATCCTCACGAAGCCAATGGAATGGATAGACATGTTTACCTCTGAGACCGTGGTCCGTGCGCGGTACAATTCTAATCTCAAGCTGGGCATGAGCGAGACAGCGGCTATGGAGGAGGCGGACAGCTTTGCGGCCAGCCTCATCGCAGACCGCAGTAAGGGCGCGCTGCCCACGATATTCGAGTCCCACAATCCCTTTACAAAGCTATTCACGCAGTTCCAGGTCGAGGTAAACAACCAGCTGTCATACCTGTATAGGGACCTGCCCAGGAATCTCAAGGAACGGGGCAAAAAGTCGCTTGCCGTGGCTCTGCTCAAGTTCATGCTCGGAGCCTGGTTGTATGATGAACTCTATGAGGCAATAGTCGGACGCCGCCCGGCGCTAGACCCACTGAATATGCTCAATGAGCTTTCGGGAGACCTCTTTGGCTATGCGCTGCCGAACACCATTGAGCTGGCCGTGGACATGATAACCGGTAATGACGTTTCCTTAGCAACGGAAAGGACTGACGCGGCGACGGCGCTTGCGAACTTCGGGAAAGAGCTGGGCGGTCAGCTGCCTTTTGTAGGCGGACCTGTGTTCGACGGCGGGCGCCTGCCTATACAGTCGGCGATCAAAGACCCCTTGGCATACCTGCTGCTGCCGTTTGGAGGAGGGCAGCTGTCAAAGTTCGTAAAGGGCGTGAACGCTGTGGCCGAGGGGGGCGTATACGGCAAGGACGCAGAGGGCAATCCCACGCTCAAGTACCCTGTGGAGAGGAATGTCAAAGATGCTTTGACAGCCATGGTCTTCGGAACGACCTCCACGAAAGGCGGGCAGGAGTGGATAGACAGGGGCTTCAGCCGCCTCACGGCCAAGCAGACTGCCGCCTATGCCGCGCTGCTCGGCGGCGGCATCGACGCTTATGATGCCTTCGACGTGGTAATGGATATCAAGGGTACGGAGAAAACGGAGACGCAGAGCGCAAATGACATAAAACGCGAGAAGATATCTGCCCTGGATATATCCGACGAGCTCAAGGCGACGCTGTACAGCAACCTCATAACCGATGACTATGACGAGTCTATTGACGACATGCTGCGACGCGGTGTAGACTGGGACGGCATCATGGGCGTGGTCACCAACAGCAAATATGGAGTTGAACGGTACAACAAACTCGTTGATGCGGGCGTCAGCCCCGGCAACGCAGCCCGGATAACCGAGGCACTGTATTCTCTTGAGCCGGAGGATGGCAAAAAAAGCGTGTCGCAGGTACAGCAGTACGGTGCAATAGACAAGCTGGACGGGCTCACCGACGAGGAAAAGCTCGCGGCCATAGGTACGATCATGGGAACGGACGCGACCACAGAGAGCGGTAATCCCTCACAATACTCCAAATTGACGGACGCTATCGAGTCCGGGCTCAGCCTGACCGACGCGCTTGAGCAGAGGGAGAACGGGACGCTTGACGACTATCTGGAATTCTACAGTGCCGGAATGAAGTCAGATGCGGCCGTTGATGCGGCGGAAACACTTGACGCCATGCCTGAGGATGCTTCCACCGTCGAGCGGTATTTGGCGATTGCGGAGATGCCGCTGAGCGAGAGGGACAAGGACGCCGCGCTTTCGGCGATAATGTCCGACAGCGCCTACGAGAAGTACCAGGCGGCGCGCAGCAAAGGCATCGACACATATGAGTATGTGGCCTTCCTGCGTGCGATAAGCGACTTCTCCGGAGACGGAAAGCAGCAGCGCGTGTGGGATTATATCAACAGTCTGCCGCTGAGTACGGCGCAGAAGGACCAGCTCCATTATGCAGCCGGGTACAAGGAAAGCTCGCTTGCAAAAACACCATGGCATTAAGAAAAGCGCCGGGGGCGGCTGCCTCCGGCGCTTGTTTTTTAAAACGGTCAGTCTCTTTCCCTGCAAGAATCATAGATCTTCTTGGTGTGGACGCAGACGGCTTCCCGGATACAGGCCGAGCTGTCCACCGGGCCGGGCAAAACCCTGTCTGCCATGTTGTTTCCTCCTCTGAGAAGATTTGAAGCGGACTTCAATACAGTCTATGCGCCGCGCCCCCGCTTGTGAAAATAAATAATCTGTACCGCGGCGCGAATGTGTGGTATAATAACTCACAAGCTGTTGACCGGCGCGGAAGGGAGGACGAAAATATGGACAACTTCGGTTTTATTCACGGGGAGCTGGACACCAAGATACTCATCCTCTTCATC